TGCTCGAGGCAGCATACGAGGTCTACAAGGCAGCAGCCCTTGAGAACGAACTCCGTGGCTCCCTCGAGCATCAGTTCGCTGACCGCTACACGCACGAGAGAAATACAGAGATTGCCAAGGCAGAGGCCCGAGCATTCGACGCACGCAGCCCTCTAGCAGACATTCAGAAGTCAATCGCCGCTCTCGGCGAGAGAATCGACAACATCGGAGTACCAGAGGTTGGAGAGGAAATCCAGAAGTCAGAGGAGACTACCTCGGTAGTCGTCCCTTCGACTCAGGATTTGGCAACAATGTCTTGGGATGAGGTCCATAACTTGGCTAACAAGGCATTTGAGAACTGAAACTGAAAAAGGAGATGATGAAAAATGGCAAGAAATTACGTACGAACAATAACTGACATGGAGCGCTACTACTATGGCGCCGGAAACGCAATGGGGTACTCATACTCTGGTAGCGAACTGCTGAAGGCTGACAGCCCAATGCTCTCTACCACTGGTGGTACTTACCAAGCAATCTACGGCAGGAAAGTCTGGTCGCAACTGAACCAAGAGTTCAACGCTTTCAGCATACTGCCCAAGAAGCCTTGGGACAGGTCTGGATGGCGAGTCATCACTGGCCGCCCGAACAGCGGAACACTACATGGTGGCGTTGCTGAGAACGCAACCCTGCCCGAGACTGTGAAGCCTACCTTCCAGCACGTGGCAGCAAAGCCCAAGACTATCGCGCACACCTTCGATATGTCCGAGACGGCTATCTTCCTAGCAGACAAGGATGACGGAATGGGAGACATTCGGTCAGTCATGAAGGAAGAGATGGGCAAGCACCACGCTGAGATGGTGAACAAGATGCTCTGTACTGACGTCGATACACCTGCTGGCAACAACTTCGAGTCCTTGGACCGAGTGACCGCAGCATACAACGACGACGCAGACTCCAAGACTGGAATGCACAGCGACCACGACAACCTAAGCGCGAACAGCGACCTAGACATCTACAGCATCAGCAGGAGTGGAAACTCTTGGGCTAGTGCCGAGATGAGCAACAACATGGTCAGCGATGTATCGACTGACAGGGTACTATCTCTGGACCTTCTGGATGATATGTTCCAGAAACTATGGGTCCGTGGTGGAAACCCCAAGGTCATGCTAACTGGATACGACACTCTGATGAGACTACAGCAACTGCTACAGTCCCAGCAGAGGTTCATGGAAGAGAAGAGGGTCACCCCCACCTACAACGGTGTGAAGGGTGTGCCCGGTGTTGAGGCTGGTTTCATCGTAGCAACGTACAACGGTGTTCCAATCATCCCAACCAAGAATATGCTCGGAGACGGAATTTCCAGAGTGTACTTCCTAGATACTGACTACCTGCACTTCAGCACTGCAATCCCGACACAGTACTTCGAGTCGGGTATTGAGACTGGCGACCCGTTCGCCATCAACAGGCTGGGCCAAGAGGGTCTATACCGAACCATGGGTGAGATTTGGACCACTTTCTTCGGAGCACACGGAAGTCTGAGGGACTTGAAGTGAAGGTACTGATAAAAAAATGATAGGAGATGATGAAAAATGGCAGAAAAATTAGAATTAGGCGGAACAGCAACAGCAGCCCTCGTAGGGGCATGGGAACTCAGAGCGGGTTCGCATGACACCGAAGAGTGGCTAGACGGAGCATCAGACACAACCTACCCCGGTGGTGGCCCTGATACCTTCAAGGCATCGAACAGCAGCGGAGCAAACGGATACGACCCGGCACCAAAGTTGGCTCTGATTAACGTGACAGGCGGAGCAGATGGCGAGACAATCGTTCTCTCCGGCGGAGCATCAGCGATTCTGAGCGTCACAGCAACACCAGCGGAGGCAACACCTGTTCTTACAGGGTGTATCTTCTCTGGTCTAACTGCGACACTACAATACGCAAGTGGTTCAGCGAACGTCACAACCGTAATGATACTATACAACTGAGGTGGGTAAGTGCCCACTGTGACTTACAAGGGAAATTGGTACTCGCGACCCGGTCGCGACCCATCCATAGGTGAGTGGATACGTGGAAGCAGCAGAACCGTCACACAATCTTGGTTGAACGACAATAGGCATTGGCTACTCAAGGACGCATACGTCATCGAGGGCGATGAGGGTGTTCATATGGACCTCGGAAACGATGGCATACCAGACTCCGGTTGGACGAAGGCACGCATATCGGAGTGGCTCAGTTCACAGGGTACAGTAGTAGGTGGAGGATACAAGACCAAGACGACCCTCCTATCAATGGTCGAAGGTGTATTAAACCCGGCCCCTGTCGTGGAACCTGTAGTAGTCGAAGCCGAAGCAGAGATAGTAGAGGCAGTAGACGAAGAGGAGTGATGAATAATGGCATTTAGTTATACAACAGACACAAGAACACACGCAATGGGCGACCTACTGATGGTCACTGGAACATGGAACGCAGCGGGCGTAGACACTAGCGGTAGTACACCGATAGTCACAGGGCTATCCGAGATACTCGCTGGGAACGTCATCGGTGATACCGAAGACAACGCAGGAGCAGGAGCAGATGGTGCATTCGCCATTATCACGACTGCAGCACCCGGTTCTATTACAGTAGATTGTGTGAGCGCAAACACTGGTCGTTGGTGGGCTCTAGGGAAGCGCTGATTAAAGGCGGTTTCTTAGATGGCAACACTCGAACCTAAATTCAAATTGGTCGGTCCATATTCCCCGAAGGAATTTGCGACTAACAATCTGACTACCCTTTTGGCTAAGATTGAGAGTGATGTAGGCACACTTACTGGTGTTTCTACCGTCAGTCTAATAGCGTCTGACCCAATTTGTGTATTGGGAAATTGGTTTATTCTTATTACGTATTGTTGAAGGTGGTGTTTGTGAATGTCGGGATTTCAACTTCAAACTCTTGATATCGAGGACATCAGCAGAGCAGCCAAGCAGAACGTACGAGTCGATACGTCATACTCGACCGAGAAGGTCGATACCGATGCACCACTGAAGGGCATCACCAAGAAGCAGAGAACCCGTAATCTCGACGTCAGAGACGTATTAGACATAGGCGCAGGCACGCGATGCGGGCATTGTGGAATGCTTCACTTCCTATGGAGGGAGACGTGTGGGGCTTGCGATAGACCTATGGAGTACAACCTCGGCAGTCGTAATGAGGAGGCGAGAATGTGAACGAATTCGACTTAGCGTGGCACGTCTTGAAGGGGCTTCCGAAGCAACAGATGCCCACGGAAACCGAAGGCAACTATAGAGGAAAAGAACCTGCTACTGCCGAAGGCAGATACGGGACTAAAGTGACACCCGAAGCAATAGCAAGGGAGATGGAACAAATAGACAGGGAGATGGAAGAAGACGGCATTCCTCCAATGAGGAGGCGAGACCCGTTGGAGGGTGATAGATAATGCCACAGGTATTCAGTCCCGGTGAAGGTGAGACGAGGCCATTAGACCCAACAGCAACCATCTACACCACAGCGCAGAAGGTCGCAGACCTGCTAGACATAGGGCCGCAAGATGCAGTGGCGGTTAGCGCCGATACCGAAGCAGATAGGATATATGTCACAGGGGCTGACTACAGGAACATCGGGTTCTCCAAGGACGACACGATACTAATCTACAGCGATGCCCAAGCGATGGGGGTAGAGAAGACAATCACAGCAGTTGCCGAAGGTGGTGCCAATGGAGTAGCACTCTACTTTACTGGTGACAATATATCGAACACTCAAGATTTCGCAGTCGCGGACAACACATACGTTCAGAACCAAGCCTCATTCACCAATGGGAGAACTCGTGGCATTACCAAGGATAAGGTAGACACAGTCATCCTGCGTATGCAAGACCACATAGACAACAAGACTCACAATGCTTGGAGACCATACCTAGTCAATGCGGAATACATCAACTTCGATACGTACAAACCATACAGGAGAAGATACTACACTGACTACGTGGGTACCTCCCCACTACTATTCAGAAACGTCCAGCAGATTCTAAGACTGGAACTGTGGCAGGGAGATGACTACCGCGAGATAGGCGCAGCAGAGGCGAGGGTGACACTGCCGGATGGCGTGCGTGACCTCACTGGCTCCATAGTCGTCTCACCCGGCAACGGAGCGACAGGTACTCTCTCAATCGGCAGTGGTACTACGAATTGGCGAGCAGGTATTCATGGCTTCGATAAGACTACATCTGCCCAGAATCTAGCCGACCTAATCAACAAGGAAGATAGGGTAAGCAAGACAGCGGTGGCATTCGCTCCCCCTTTCACGCTCGAAGGCAGCACAGCGAATGTCGCAGTTCACAATGAGTTCCTTGCCACTGCCAACTCCGACTACGGGACTGGTATAGTCAAGATTACCAGCATGAGGGATACGAAGGGTGGTGAGACTTGCTCAATCGTGGCGACCGACAGCAAGATAGACATTGGGCAGACATCGAGTTCCCAAGCGACATTCAGCAGTCTGACTGATACCACTACCATCAACGTGACATCCACGCTCGGTACCAACAGCGTAGTGGGATTCGGCAGTCTAAGTGGTGGTACTGGATATGGTGCTACGAGTAATGTGACGGTGAGCGGAGGTAGCGGAAGCGGTCTTACCGTGAATACCACCGTTAGTGCTGGTGTGGTATCATCGATAGTCATCAACTCTCCCGGTGAGAACTATGCGGCTGGCGACACAATCACCATACCCGGTGGGAGCGGTACTGCGACCTTCACGGTGACATCAGTATCGGATGGCTCTTGGGCAGATGCAGGTGTGGCACTCGCAGCCAATGGGAAGGTATTCTCCTATACAGGCAAGACGGCTACGTCATTCACCGGATGCACGATAGTGGTCGGCTCTCATCTGAATGAAATCAGTGGCAAAATCACCCAACACCAGTTCCAGATAGACCTTCAAGGAGGCAGTTCAAGCGGCGACAAGGGCAGACTCCGAGACTGGTGGCTGGACCACGAGATGGGCATCATCTACTTCAACAACTCATACCCATTCTTCGAGTGGAACGCAATAAAGACCTCGTACATCTATGGGGAGCGATATGTGGATATGGGGATAGAGGATATCTGCACGAAGATGGTAGCAATAGACCTGCTCATGGCAGACGATAGGAGCGTGCTGATTCCAGAGGGGACGCAGAACGTAGACCTAGCCGCTAAGATTCAACTCTATAGAGCAGACATAGACAGAATGTTCGGAAGGTACGTGGAGGTGGTGACCTTTGAGTGATGAGAATATGGAAAAGATAATCCATGATGAATGGAAGAAAGCCATCAACAAGGAGTTCACTAAAAAGGAACATCAGGCTGACTTTCGCAAGGGAGTCATAGAGGGTGCCACGGAGTATCACGATTTGGTGAAGAGACAAGAGGACAATCCCGATATAGTGGATAAGCGAATGCTGACTGAGTCTCCTGTATTGAATGACAAGAAACTGAGATACGACGGCGCTAATATTCTACCAGACTTCGATGCGCTGGAGAGAGGGGGGAAGAAGAAATGGCTTACAAAGAAGGATTAGACGTAGTTCTCGACGTCCTCAAGGACAATTGGAATAGGGCTAATACGAACAACTTCAAGCCTGTTATAATCGACATAGCCGACACTGGTGCAGAGAGGGGGAAGCGTCTGGACCTCGATAGGAGCGATTACGTGATGGTCTTCGAGACTGCCCACAACGAGGAACTTCCCGAGATGCTATACGACTTCGTCACAACCAGAATCAACATCACAGTGGACATGAGGACCACGAAGAGTCGTAATCAACTCAAATTGATGGAGAACGAGTTGAGGAGATGCACTCATCTTAAGAGGAAGGGTGATGGAGTCAATTTCGATAGGTTGGTGTACAAAACCCGTACGGATTTGTCGGATAGAAGCAAGAAATTGTTCAGAATGACCTTCCAGATAGAAGTAGTTATCTTTGCGGAAGCAATCGCGTGAGGTGAGAGGAAGCCATGCCATCGACTGTCTATCGTGGGGATTTGTCCGAAATCACGTTCGGACCAGAGGCCGGAGTGCGTCTGGAGCATGGCTATGCTGGTACTTTCGTATTCAAGACCAGCGAGACTACTGCGCAGAGAGATGCAGAGAAGGATACGAGCGTAATCACGTTCACAGGCGGGGCAATCAACACGCCAGTATCCAACGGTGTACTAGCATTTCCGAACGGTATGCTGGTAGGCAGCAAAGTGGTTTTCTCAATCAAGAGTAATGGTACAGCATGGAAGTATGCTGATGACTACTCGGAGGGAGGTAGGGTCTATACTATCGTGAAACAACAGGTTGCTACGAGTGGTGATAATGATGGGGAGACGGAAATCACCGTCACACCGATGTTGAACACTGCCGTGAATCAGTCTTCCCAAGCGAATGACATGATGACCATACTGCCATTCGGCACACCAGCGATGGACGTCTCCATGTCGTATCACGATACTGCTAACCTATCAGCAGAGCGCGTACTAACAGACCAATTCGTTGGACTGGTAAGCACCGTCGCACTACCGGAGACTAAGGTGGACTTGAAGAGATACCACGTGGTGGGACTCGGAAGGGACGTGGCAGTGCAAGTACCCGGCAAGTTCCTCAACACCGGAGGCACGTTCGAGTGCAATATCCACAATGGGAGATGGTTCAGATACTGCCTCGGCCAAGAGGTGGTAAAACCCCACGATACCACGAAGAATGCAGCAGTTGGTACCTACATACTATCCACTGCGGCGAGCGTAGGTGACTCATACATCGAAATCGCAGATGATGGCGGCACAGACAACCCTGCAATAGGAGGAGTCGCTGTTGGCGTAGGAGATTACGTCATACTCGATACCGCAACGGAGATGGTGGACGTGCAGACATACAGGGAGACTGCCGTAGGAGGCGGGGCTGTTGGCAATGCATGGCCTGCAGTAGGTGCTTCCGGCATCTTCGATAAGGCAATCAAGGAGCAAGTAAGGAGAGTAGTTGCGATGACCGCCACTGCCGGCGATTGTAAGATTTGGTTAGACCAACCATTGGATTACGGTCATCCTATTTCTGGTTCCACAGTGACGTTCGCAAGGTACGCATCCAATAACGCAAATGGAAGCCCGAACAGGGAGACTGATGGCAATCTGCAATATCCCATAGAGCATCTATTCTTCTCCCGCACCACCGTACCGTCATTCTCCATGGAGGTCAGCGTGAGGAGGAATGACAATGATGGTGGAGACGTCACAGTGACTGATAGCGGTACTGCGATAAACAACGGAAGCGGTTATGCAGTAGGAACCACATCTGCGATGACGACTGACGGCACTGCCGCAAGCAGCAGTTTCGCAGTCGGCGACAACGTGTATCTCGGCGACGGTACCCTTCTTGGAACCGTCACCGCTAA